ATACTTCAAGCCGGGCGAGCCAGCATACGCGGCGAAGCGCAACATATTTGCGCCACCACTACATGATAGCTGCGATTGTATTGTACGAGCCGAAACTAAGGGGTGAGGGGTTGTGAAGAAGGAACGCAGGTTTGTACCTGTTGACGACATCGAGGTGCGCGTAAGTGGTGACGGCAGGAAGATAGAGGGTCTCGTAACACCGTTCAACAAATGGACGAATATCGGTGGGATGTTCCGCGAGCGTATTATGCCTGGGGCGTTTACTGACACGATTGCCAATGACGATATACGGGCACTCTTCAACCACGACCCCAACCTAGTGCTTGGGCGCACCACTAATGGCTCATACAGACTAAGCGAAGAGAAGCGCGGGCTGTTTGGATCAATCAGCCCCCCCGGAACGCAAGTGGCAAACGATGTCGTCACACTTGTAGATGGCGAGTTCGTCACCGGGCAGAGCTTCGGATTTATCGTTAAAGAGGATAAGTGGCAGACAAAAGAAATCGACGGGGTGCCAACCGAACACCGGACGATTACAGGAGTACAGATGTTCGACGGTGGGCCGGTAACATTCCCGCAGTACAAAGAAACAGACGCAGTTATGCGCTCGGCAGAGGACGTGTACGAAGCGCGTATGGCAGATATTAACGAGGAACCATCTGAAACCGTGGTTGATGATGAAGGGGAAGATGACGCTACACGAGTAGCGAGGGAATCCCAGAGTCGGCAGCGCAAACTCGCGCTGCTGTCACACAAGTAATAGGGGGGATTCCATTGAGGAATCTTATCGACCAGCGCGGTCACCTATACAAAGAGATGTGCGATCTCAACGATATCGTTGAGGCACGCGACGGCTTGTTTGCTGCTGAAGAGCAGGAAACATGGGACAAGCTGAACGCTGACATCGCAGATTTTGATGTAAGAATCGACCGGGCTGAGAAGTTAGTGTCCGCGAAGCGCGATCCTGTTATCATAGCAGACCGTGCCGACGCAGACCTCACATCAGACAAAGAGGGCTACCAGACCCGCGACCAGGTTCGCAGCTGGCTCAAGAGTGGAAATATTGACTTTGAGAAGTGCGACCCTGAGTTCCGTGCGTTGCAGGCAGATGTTGACATTGCCGGTGGGTACCTCGTTCCCGATCAGGCGTTCCAGAACGAGCTGATTGAGGACGCGAGAAACCAGACCTATATCCGGCAGCTGTCGTCTGTCATCAACGTGCAGAAGGCGACTTCTGTTAGCTGGCCGCGTCTTGGAACAAGGCCCGCGCTTGCTACTTGGGGCGGAGAGATTTCGACTTCACCTGAAGATAGCACGATGGACTTTGAGCAGATTACGCTGACACCGCATAAGTTGACTGCAAATATCAAGGTGTCGAATGATCTGATTCAAGACTCGCCGATGGCCGTTGAGGCTGTTGTGCGTGACCAGTTCGCGTACCAGTTTGGTATCACCGAAGAGACAGCGTTTGCCACGGGCAATGGAGCCGGTCAGCCGCTTGGTGTGTTCACTGCGAACGCACAGGGCATCAGCACCGACCGTGACCTGAGTACAGGCAACGCAGTTGACAGCATTGTAGCGGACAACCTTATCCGCCAGACCGGGAATATCAATCCTGAGTTCTTGGGGAACGCAACATGGTTGTTCCACGGCGATGCTATCAACCAGATCCGTAGGCTCAAGGATGGTAATGGGCAGTACCTGCTCGTTCCTGGACTTGCCAACGGTGTTGCTAACACGATTCTCGGCATCCCGTATGTGCAGGACGCTTACGCGCCCAACACATTCACCTCGGGTCTGTATGTCGGAATCTTGGGCGACTTCGGCCGAGGATACAAGATTGTTGAGAGGCTACCTTTCGACGTGCAGCGTAACGAGTTCCTATACATGGCCAATGACCAAGTAGGGTTCTTCTTCCGTCGGCGCATCGAAGGATGGCCAGTACTCGAAACCGCGTTCACACGCGTCAAACTAGGTTAAGGGGGGTGGGTTAAATGCAGTTACTGAAGAATGTAGCTTTCACGAATTGCACCACCGCCATCGTATCGACTCAGGATACCGATATTGACGGTACTGCGGTTGATATGCAGGGGTTTGAAGGTGTGATGTTCGTGATTCCGATTATCGCCAGCTCTGCTACTACCGATAGCCTTCTGGGTATCGTCGGTGCGGAGTCGGCTTCAAGTGCGGGAACGTATGTTGACTATACCTCGGCAACGGGGCAGGTCAAGTACATCAGCACAGGAAGCAACGGCGGCGATGACAGGCTAGTGGTGTTGGACATTTCCAAGCCGAAGGATCGGTGGGTGCGGCCTACCATTATCTCGACTTCTGAGGTAATGAAGGGCAACTGTATCGCCATTCAGTACGGCAGGGTTGAAGGTCCAATTGCACAGTCAACAGGCGGGGACAAGGTGGCCGCGAGCGCAGCGTTCGTTTCACCGACAACCGCGTAACACGTGCCTTAACGGGCTAGGCTCCGGGGGGCTACCCGCCCCCCACGAGCTGTAACCAACGGGATAGGGTGATGTAACATGGCTGACAATTCATATCAGCCGAAGGTGTACAGGAAGCAGGGCGGCGCGGAGTTCGTGGTTGCTTCCAGCGGTGCGGTTACTGTGGAGAGCGGTGGGTCTGTGAACCTTCAGAGCGGCGGTACAGTTGCTGTCGCGTCAGGTGCATATATCCCCGTATCAAGCGGTGGCCAGATTGCCGTGCCAGTAACAATGTCAACTGCTACGGATGAGGGTATCCCGAACTTTGGGATGTGTACCATCAACTCGTCTGGCGCAGCCGGAGACTGTCGTACAGTAGCGGCTCCAACGCGGGCAGGGTTGGTGCTGGACTTAGTGGCCAACTCAGGCACCACTATCGGTGTGAATGTTTGTGTTGCGTCTGCAACGAGCAACGTAGATATCACCATCGAGTCAAGCGGTGTGAGTCAGTCTGTCTGGGAGATCATCGGCAGTACCCAGTCGGCCAGGTTTGTTAGCGCTAACACGTCGCAGTGGTTCGTAGTCGGGCCAATAACCGGGACGCTGTCAACTGACGGCTCCACTTAAGGGGGCGGTGTAAATGGCGGATGGTTCATATCAGCCAAAAGTATACCGCAAACAAGGCGGTGCAGAGTTTGTTGTAGCGTCAAGTGGTGCTGTTACGGTAGAGAGTGGCGGGTCTGTTAATCTTCAGAGCGGTGGCACAGTTGCCGTTGCTTCTGGGGGATACATACCAATCTCTTCCGGTGGACAGATTGCTATTCCGGTAACGTCGTCAACTTCCAATGATGCAGGTATCCCGAACTTTGGGTTGTGCATCATCAGGAACGCGGCGGCTACGGCAAACGACTGTCGTACAGTAGCAGCTCCGACGCGGGCAGGGCTTCGGCTCGACCTCGTTGTAAACTGCGCGGCAACCGGCGCGAACGTCTGTGTTGCGTCAACTACGGCACTGAAGGACATCGTTATTCGTGACCAATCAGGGACAGAGAAACCCATCTGGCAGCTCGGTAAGCTGAGTACGCAGAGGGTAACGCTGGTTTCTGCTAACACGAGTGAGTGGTATGTCGTCGGGCCTGTGGCTGGCACGTTCAGCACGGCGGGCAGTACATAGCATAGCGGCTACGAGGTGGTCGCAATCTGTGACCACCTCCACGCCCTTACTCATAACCGGAGTATCGAGTTTGCATCAGGTAGGCAACTACATCAGCCCGTTCGAGACGCTACCGTGGAGCAAGGTAGACATTATCGGGTACGCGCCATCGTGCATGCTGGTGGACTGGGATGACCCTGATATGTGCCGTGTAGGACTGAACGACCTGTACCGAGTACCGGGGATGGGCGGCGACGGGGCAGATGGCAAGGGGCTGAACTACCAAGCCTGGTTCCAGATGCACTCCGAAGCGGACCTGAACCAGCGGGACGCGGGGCACATAGGCTGGCTGTCAAAGCCGCATGACTTTCCGATATTCATGCAGCAGGACTGGGCGAAGGGATACCCGAAGCCGGGTACAGACGTGAACTTCCCCTCGTGCATAGAGTTTCCGTTGCAGACCGTGTTCGATACGTTCCCAGACGGGAACTACCAGACCAACAGCATATCTTATATGATATGTTGGGCGCTCCTTGAGAGTAAGAAGTTCAGGCCAGATGGGTTCACTGACATCTACCTGCACGGCATCGACATGGCCACAGGTGGCGAAGAGAACGGCGAGTTTGAGGCGCAGCGTCCGAGCGTGGAATACTTCATCGGACTGGCTAGAGGTTACGGTATAAATGTACACATACCGACCGAGGCAGACATATTGAAGGCGGGACGTTTGTACGGGTACGAGGGCAGCTTCACCATACAGACGAAGATGCGAGCAAGGCTGAAGATGTTGCAGGACAAGAAGCGGCAGGCAGAACAGCAGGCAGAACACCTGAAGGCGGTAGTGTACGGCGCAGAGGGCGCGATACAGGACTGCGAGTTCTGGCTAAAGAACTGGACATGGGATCTAAGTCCGAGACACGAGTGGACAGACGAAGCACTTAACTGGCAAGCAGAACAAGGGGAGTTGATCGGGGAAGATGGCATATCCTGATAGGTACACAGTAACCATAACATCACTGACTACGGGTACGGATGTGTTTTACACTCCTGCGGTGCGCGGGTATCTACACTCCGTCAACTACCGACCGACAGCGACAACGCCGTGGGTGGCAACTGCTGACTTCAAGTTGAGTACTACTGACCTGTCTGTGGTAATGCTCACTACGGCGACGCAGTTGACTACAGGCGGCTGGACACACTACCCGCGTGCGGCGAAGGCTACGAACGCGGCGGCGACTACGGCAGTCAGTGAGCGTATTCCGATAGTAGACCAGCGGCTACGATTGACGGTGAGCGCATCAACGCTGGCTGGTATGACAGGGACGTTTGACATCTACGTTGATGGGCCTGGATTCAGAACATCGTAACGGAGGATAGATGAGTGCGAGTAAAACTACGGACGATAATGGCGGGGCCGAATGGTGTAAGCCAACCTGGCGACATAGTAGACCTGCCAAAAGAGGACGCGCAACGGCTGATAGATGGCGGACAGGCAGATGCCGTGTCAGGCGTAGCCGTTACGGAGCGTGCCGTAGATGTACCATCAGAGGAGCGCGAGACGGCAGATTCGCCTCCGCACAGGTCTGGCCGTAGACCGAAGAGGGGCCAGTGAGCAGGTCTGTAGCGTTGTGCGGGTATGCGTGGTCAACCCTGCACCTGATACCGTGGGAGCAGGCAGAGCGCGGCGAGATAGAGATATGGGGCATGAACGATTTGTACATCATGCCGGACATGAAGGGGCCGTTCCACGCATGGTTCCAGATGCACCTGGAACGCGAGCTACTGGCACGGTTCACGCAGAACGCAGATTGGATGAAGGAAGAGCACGGCTTTCCAATCTTCACGCTTGAAAAGTTCGACTGGTGCCCGAACAGCGTCAAGTATCCGATACGCGAAGTGATACAGGCAATAGGTAGAGACTACCTGACGAACACGGTTAGCTACATGCTCGGCCTTGTGTACCTGAACAGCATCGTGTTTGAGCCTAAAGGCTACACGGATGTTTACCTGTACGGCGTGGATATGGCTACTGGTGAGGAGTACGGAAGTCAGCGGCCAAGTTGTGAATATCTACTCGGACTGCTTGAGGGTAAGGGCATTAACGTGCATATCCCGTCTCAGTCTGACATCTTGAAGGCTGGCAGGCTGTACGGGTACGAGATGGGCCACACCATCAAGGACAAGATGGCGCAGCGGATAGAGGAGCTGCAAGGCAAACTTGAATACCAGAAGGCGCGTTCTGCCGAGTCTGACGCGGCAGTGAATCAGCTCGTTGGTGCATTGCAGGACTGCGAGCTATGGGAGCGCAACTGGCTATGGGATAACTCAGACGACGAGTGGTCGAGTCCTGTCATACAGAAAATCATAGAATCGACGGTGATACGGGATGGGAACGTTTACGTTGGTGGCAACGTCAAGCGAGCCGGTGACGGTTTCGCAGTTGAGAGACCACCTACGGCTGACGACGACGGAGGAGGACACGCACCTAGCGTTGATACTGACGGCGGCGATAGAGACAGCGGAAGCGCACACGAAGAGGGCGCTAGTACGTAAGCAGGCGAAGTGGTACGCAAATAGCTTCCCTGCCGGGGATATAGTCTTTGATGACTACAACCCGGTCAGAGATGTGTCGAGTATATCGTACAAGAACTCGACGGGCGTTGCCACTACACTGTCAACGGCTGACTACAACCTGGACTACGTGGGCGATACGCTGCGGATCTATCCTGCGTACTCTACGTCGTGGCCTGACACGTATGACTACACAGACGCCCGCGACAACGTGACTATCACGTTCACCGCAGGATACAACTCGACCAACGCAACGCAGGGGTCAACGGGCGACGTGCCGGAGCGCATCAAGGCGGCTATCAAGATAATCGCTGCTGACCTGTACGAGAACCGCGAGAGCGTGGTAGTGGGTACGGTCGTAAACTCGGTACATATACCAGCGACGGCTGAGAAGCTGTTGATGCAGGAAGCGACGTTGCGGTTTTGAGGGCTGGGAGACTACGGCATAAGGTTATCGTTCAGCAGCCGAACATATCCACGAAGGATACGTTGGGTGATATTACTGAGAGTTGGACGCAGTACGTGACTCAGTGGGCCAGCGTA